ATCAAACCTTTGTACGAGCTACTGCAGAGACATAAGTTAAATCTAAAGAATAAAATTTACATGATGACTTCCAACTTCGGCGAGATATCGCTCACACCCTTGCCTACTATGGAGGTTAGCAATGACTTACGATTAAACTACGGAGACAGCTTTAATGAGTTTCATGAGAAGATGCTCCACAGTTTAAAGAACGAAACCTCAGGGTTGTATCTATTCAGTGGTCCTCCAGGCACAGGAAAATCATCCTATATTAAATATCTCACTTCTTGTGATGTGGGCAGAAAAATAGTGTATGTTCCTGGAGCCATGATCGAGAAGCTGGTAGCCCCTGAATTGGTTCCCATACTGCTAGAGAATAGGGACATCATCCTTGTGCTTGAGGACGCAGAGAAAGCACTCATCTCTAGAGAAGTATCTGCGCATACTGACATGGTGCAGACGATATTGAATCTAACCTCAGGTTTCCTTGGAGACGCAGCGAATGTGTCAATCATCGCCACATTCAATACGGATAAAGAAAACATTGATGAAGCTTTACTTAGAAAGGGTAGACTTAAGCTAAGCTATGAATTTGATAAGCTAAGTTTGGAGGACACCCTACGTCTAGCGGAGTCTCTAGGTAAAAATTGCGAAGGTATCACTGAAGGTATGAGCCTTGCAGATATTTATTATATTGAAAAACAATCAGGCTACAAGAAAACTGAAGAAAAGCGAGTAGGCTTCTTCTAGAGAGTCTGAAACTCTTCTCTTCCTGCTGTGGTACTGGGTCCAATAAGATTTGCGTCTCCTATAGCCATATAGGCGGCGCACACAGCATACACAAGGCTGTGCATCGCATCGTCAGGCTGCTTGGGGTGATGGTCGTAGATAAGTTCTTGACCATACATACCATCCTTAACCTCGACGAAAACGTTCATAAGATCTTGCATATATTCAGAGACCTCCTTCCAAGCGGGAAATAGAATTTTACCTGCCTTGATCTGTCTTATCACAAGTGAAATAACATCGCTTCTGTGTAAGACCCAGCGATTCTGTCTCCAGTCGTATACCCCAGGCTCAAAATGTTGAATCATTTTAGTCCTTCTGTAGGCAGCTAGCTGAGATCTGGAAGGATCAGTTAATTCGCATAGTTTGATACCTCTGATAGGATCAGGTCCGGAGTCAGATACACAAAACGCTCCCACACTGTTAGCCTTCTCTGCGATATCTTTGATGTGTGCCTCGTAATCAAACCCACGATATATTTTTGCGGAAATCACCTCGTACACACCGTCAGTACGCATAGCACCTAAGGTAGCTACAGTACGAGACTGGGACATACTCACACCCCAGTCAACACCCATGGTATAGGCCACATAGCGCCCCTTGTTATTATTTAAAATTGTTAAATTATGTTCATTACCATCTGCGTGTTGAGCTCCAAGCAAGCACACCTTCACGAGTTCTTCCTGTGTGATAGGTTTAGATCCTATGTCATAAGTTAACCCAAAAGTTTCATTCATTACTACCCTAATTTCATTCTTACCGCTATGCACCTTCTCATAGATTTCTCGCCATTCTTTAGGGTCTTCGTTAAAATGAGGTAATATAGGCTGAGCTAGGTGATATCCGGTAATCAGGTGATTTGTGGGGTTAGCGCTAACCCACTCGCCATTACGCGAGCTTATAACCTTTCCGCACTTAGAGCAGCTTAAGCCTGCAGGCTGTATCATTTTCAGAGGGTCGTTACCTTCTGTTAATGAGTTCCAGTGATTACACCCAGCACATTTCATCATCCACTCCAGTTGATTAGATGTCTTCCACATTCTATGAATAGTGTTCGTGGAGTCCAGGGGTGTACCTGCAAAGATTTCACGTTTATACGGACTCATCGCCATTGTTTCTTGGATGATGGGAATTTGATCGTGTTGTATATCTTGAATTTCATCGTACACAACACAGTCAATAGCAGGTCCGCGAGTTCTTGTGGCATCATCAGAAACGTACCTAAATAACACACTGCTATGAGTATCATCTAATATCTTCTCAAATACGTCATTTTTAAACCAACCCTTTAAAAGCAGATTTTTAATTTTTGGGCTCTCAAATCTAGGAGGAATATAATTACTTGAAAAATACTTCGTTGTAAGCTCCTGAGGGCCGACATACATCATTTTAAAATAATTCCATCGGATTAAATTAAGGCATATAAAATTACTTAAAAGTGTCGATTTCAAAGTTTTTCTACTACATTTCAACAAAAGCTTTTGGGGCATATTATCGTAGATATGCTTCAACATCGGGAAGGCTTCAAGCTTTTGTAGTCTACCTTCGTTATCATAAAGGTAATTTTCGACAAAATGTGAAGGTGGCAACACCGAAAACGTTAATTGTCGCGCAAGGAAAGACGATTTAGCATTCTTTTTGCTAAGCAGCTTCTCGACAGTGTCCTTAATTTTATCGTAATGCGACATAAGAGAAAAAATAAAAATTATAGTAAAATAGAGAAAGCTGGTAAAGCGTCCACAAAGCTATTTACAGTTGTAGATTCTTCTGTTAACGCTTTTTTCAGTATGTTTGATCCAACCAACTCTGGCAAGAAAAAATATTATAGAGTCTACAAAGAACGATAGATGTGTTATACTCATATCTGTTATGAGTAGAACTATCAGAAAATATCATACCAGAGACCGCCGTAATCGCTATAAGCGCCTTGAGCGTCACGAGCTTGAGGACAAGTATTATACCGACGTATCCAAGTCACATGACAGGAAAATCAGAAAAAAGGGAAATATCCAAGACCAAGACGAGTAATATTGATTTACCAAAAAAAAGAGGGCGGCCTAAAGGGGCCAAGAATAAGCCTAAACCGACCACCCATGTGGTGGCGGAGAAGCGTCCCAGAGGTCGCCCAAAGGGAGCCAAGAATAAACCTAAAGAGCAGGAAGCTCCGACGGTTATCGCTATTAAAAAGCCTAGAGGACGCCCAAAAGGGTCCAAGAATAAAATTGCCGCTCCAGAAGCAAGCAAGCCAGACGTTAAAGAAACGGTACCCGTAAAAGTTAAAAAGAGAGCTAATAGCGTGGAGTCGTGTGAAAAACCCATACATCCACTGATTCCAGCCATTCTATGGTTGGAGAAAACGATGCACCCATCTCAGCTGCAATATTATCGCAGTCGAGCAAACAAGCTTGAGTTACCTCAAACTTCAGCAACCACTGCGGTACAAACCGCAATAGCGTCAGACATTCTGGGATTCTTCAATGTGCAGGATCCGGAAATATGTAAACAAGTAAAAAGAAACACATTCGTAGTAAACAACGTATAATCATGAACACCATCAACAAAATCCAAAACTATCAGCTCGCAGCATACACAGGGGTTTTCGTACTCACCCACGAGGAGTCGAGGTTCATGCTTGAGCTAAACTCACTGGCTGAAAGTGACCCGACACTTACAGTTAGTGAATGGGATGCTCAGAACGGACTAGTTCACCGTTTTGGTGGAACCCCCATCAACCATCCAGAAGAAACAAATACCACAGGGTTTTTGCTCGAGTATATTCAATCCTACAAACAAGGAAACACCCTTTTCATATTGAAGGACTTTCACCTTCACTTTGATAAAATCCTAAATATTCGTCTTTTGCGTAATGCCTGGAATAGATTGAAGCGCTTGGGCAATATGATTGTTTTTGTAGGACATAAATTCGCGGTGCCCGGCGAGCTTCAGAAGGAGATTCAATTGCTGGATTACAGTCTCCCAGATGTGGCGTCGTTAAGAGAAAGGCTTAATTTCATCCGAGACTCGGTTAACAAAAGCCGAGAGCAGGCAGGAAAGGACCTGCTGGAGATGGATGAGTATATCGCTGAAGCTGCCGTGGAGGCGGCCAGAGGCATGACTGGTCTCGAGGCTGAAAACGCTTTCGCGTCAGCATGGACTTCTGTTAAAAAATATGACAGTAAATTTGTTGAAGCTGTTTTTCAGGAAAAAATTGCCCAGCTCAAGAAGAATGGTTTGCTTACCTACATGGAGCCTAATATCAGCTTTGATAATGTTGGAGGTATGGATGGTCTTAAAAAATGGCTGACTGCGCGTAAGAAAGCATACTCAAAAGAAGCTAGGAATTTTAATCTTCCTATGCCTAAGGGTATGTTGCTTGCTTCTGTTCCTGGTACAGGCAAAAGTCTGATATGCAAGGCTATTGCAAAAGAGTTTGACTGTCCTCTATTCGCATTAGATATTGGCAGCATCTTCGGTTCGCTGGTGGGTAGCAGCGAGGCAAATATGCGGGAAGTTATTAAAACGATTGAAAGCATAGGCAAGTGCGTCATTCTAATTGACGAAATCGAGAAGAGCTTAAGCAACAGCGCGGTGAGCGGCCAGGGAGACAGCGGTGTAAGCAGCCGCATCTTTGGCACGTTCCTGAGCTGGTTGAACGATAGAACCAATCCAGCCTTCATTGTGGCCACCACAAACAACCACACATTGCTGCCATCAGCCCTTATCCGCAAGGGTCGTTTTGATCAGTTGTTCTGGGTAGACCTACCGTCAGCCCAGGAGCGCAAGGAGATCTTCGAAGTTGTTATCAAGAAATATAATAGAGATCCTAAAAATTTCTCTATCAAGTCTCTTGTGAACGGGTCAGAAGACTTTACAGGTGCAGAAATTGAAGAGGTCTTCAAAGATGCGTTATACAAAGCCTTTGACGCTAACGAAGAAGTAAGTGATAGTCATGTACTGGAAGTATTATCGGAATTTATTCCTTTTGCTTCAAGTCATGAGGAAGATCTAAAAGTTATGCGCAAACAAGCGCAAGGTAAATTGGTTATGGTTAACAGCAAGGGAGATCCTATTGCTGACGTACAGAAAAACATGCGTAAACTCAGTATCGCAATCGGAAACGAAGAATAGTCAACAAACAACAATTAAGCATTAACTAACTCATATTATGAACAACGAAAATCAAATAACTCAAGCTCTTCAGAAGTACTACGATAAAGTTTGGCAGGACGGAAAATTGGTCAATGTACATATCGGTATGTGGGGCATGAGTCACAACCTTGAAGAATCAGACATCAAGCTGGATAACAAGCTTCCGGACGAGATCAAGCTGGGCAAGAAAATGCTGATCAAAACAGCAGTTTTCAAGAAATTTAAAAACATCGAGCAAAAGATTCGAAAATACCTGTACTCGAACTCTTTCGATTTTCCGTTGGTACCTCAGGCGCACTTTGTACCAAAGTCTCGCTACATTGAAGTATACTCACAGCTCGTAAAGCTGCGGGAAGAATTCATGGCGATGGCTAATGAGTTCGTGGAAAAGTATGATGATTATAAGAAGGAGGCGCTGGAGTTTTACCAACAGCACAAGGACACGGTAAACGTGGATCTTGAGAAGTACTACCCCTCGGCACAACATGTGCGAGAAAAGTTCTATATGAACATTATTTCGTTTGAAATCGCTCTGCCCACAGAGTTCAAGGAAGTTAATCTGCAAGATGAGATTGACCGCGAGATTATCAATGATCAAGCCAGGCGTACAGCTTACGAGTCTTATAAGACCGAATACAGTAAGCAGCTCAGTACACATATGGCAACAATCAACGACTTCGTGGGAGATGTAGTCAATACACTGCGCTCCAAGGTTATAGAACACTGCTCTGCCGCTCTGGCGAAGATCGGCAAAAAAGAAGTTGTTTCTGATGCAAGCATAAGGACGCTGTTGAAGCATATCCAAGAGTTCAGAGAAATGAACTTTGTGGATGATAAAGTGGTGGAAAACAAGCTAAATGAAGTTGAGCGTCTTTTACAGAAAGACCACGATTTCGAAACAGATAAAGACGCAATCGCTCTGTTGACGCAGCACCTCACCTCTGTGGTGAAAGAAGCGGAAAACATCAGTGATCTGGCAAACGTTTCGGGGGAGTACTTCAGGAAATTGGCATAATGTCCGAAGACCTACAAGACCCTCCAATATACGACACCCTGACGGTGAAGTTCAGAGGAGATAACCATGAAATAGTTCTACCCTATTGCGAGGTAGCTAACGGGGATATTAAAACAATCGGTACAAATTGTATTTATATATCCGTAACAGAGAAAGGCTTTGCTGATGAAGTTAAGATGACCTTTGAGGAATTCTTAAACACAATTGAAAAAGCCTTTGACACCAAAGAAATCACAAAGCTGTCAGTACAAGCTGCTGATAGTTACGACACAGTAAAAATACTATGAGTCACGCGGTTAATATCACCACACAGTTCAAGAGCATAGAAAATTTGCTCAAACAGTTCAAGTCATTGGGCTGGCAAATTGAGCACGATCAAAAAATTAAAACATACCCCAGCGATCCCAGGAGGGAAGAGGTGCACAAGTATGTGGCCAAAAACCCTAAAGGAGGCTATGACGTAGGTATAGATGTGGATAACGAAGGTAACGCATACTTTGTGTGCGACTTCTTTGATTCTTCGATCCAGGACCAGCTAGGCAAAAACCTACAGAAAATCAAACAGGGTTACGCCTTGTCTGAAATCAAAAAGCGTCTGCGTGAAGAGGACATGGAATACACTGTGTCCACTTTACCTTCAGGAGAAATGGTAGTTATCGCTGAGAAATAATATATGTCTAAAAAAATAGTATTTAAAATTAATCAGAACGGCGATATATTGATAGATAAGGTTGAGGGGTATGGTAGCTCATGCCTCGAAGCCACAAAAGATATCGAGAAGGCTCTAGGTAAAGTTAATGAGTCGTCTAGAAAAATGACACACGAATATGAGGAGCCAGTCAGCTGTGATAACTCTCAACGTGTGAGTCAATGAGGACTGTAATCTACATCGATAAAAATGGAGATGTTTCCGGTCTAGCTGATGATGTTGTGGATAAACTTGACCTTGGAGTGAAGAGCGTCAACAGGGTATCTAATGTTGAGTTCGATCACTCCTCCCAGCAATGGGTAGCCACAGCGTTAGACGGCGAGGTTATCGCCCAAGATGCTGTGAGAAGTAGGGTGATAGATATGGAAAGAAACCACCTGAACAGCCTTATAGAGAAAAGCTTCTCTTAAGGATAAAAAACAACCGAGCGGGTCCGACCCCCGTTCGGTTTGTAGGTATATTCTAATGACTACAATCCTAATGGAAATAATGTTGTTCGATCAAGAACAGCGGCATAAAAATTACAACAAAGTAATAGTGGTTGATGTATCTATTGATGATAACAGGGTGTTTATGGTGAAAGCCCATCACTTTAAAATAGGTGTGCTTAGAAACCCTATAACCAAAGTCCGCCTAAACTCGGAGCATGAAGAATTGGCTCTTTCAAAGTTTAAAGAAATTCTGCAAGGTAAGAAAAAAGAGGGCTTTAGATATCTTCGCTCAGGAGAGTCTATAGATTTAGTTAATTTCAGAAAAATATTTACTGATAAAAAAGTCAAAAAACCCAAAAAAACAGAAGCTGCCAAAGAGCATAGAAAATTAAGTGTATGAGTAGCAAATACAACAAATTTGTAGAAGTTATAAAAATTGTGGAAACCATGAGCTCTCAGGATGTGGGAGAGTTGGTATTGTTACTAAAGGAAACAAAACACAGAAGACAAGAATGTCAGCAAAGTATCAGAGCCAAATGGCTCGTATCCAGAAAAGATCTGCACCCTGTATGCAAAACATAAGGTTTATAGCGTTTAGTGACCAGCACTTAGAGTCAAAGCTTTACAACATTCCGGAACTTGAGCAGGACAATAGAGACCTGTTCAAAATGGCGGTAGATAAAGCGATTGAGTTAGATGTTGATTATTTGGTAAGTGTGGGTGACTTGTTTGATAATAACAAGCCATCATCAGACACTATCAAATTCGTTTCAGGTCAAATAGCACGATTAAAGCCTGGTGTGGCCGTAGCCATTGCTGGAGACCACAGCAAACCCATAAACGGCTCCACCTGGGAGAATGTTTGTGGGTTCAAACCTATCAGTAGTGTACCTGAGTTTGCTGGTGTGGACTACAGCGATAACCCTGCAGACGTTATCCACAACATCAATCACCAGCTACTCGGTAAACCTCGAGACACAGTAAAGTTCATCTTCATGCACCAACAGGTGCCAGAGTTATGGCCGTTCTGCGAAGACAAGAAAAAGATCAGTATTAAAGATATAGACTTCTCCAATCAATGCGGAAGTATTGAAGGATTATTCCTAGGGGATATCCACATACGCAGAAGCATTGAATATTGGGACGTAAACTGCAAAAAAAATCTTTTTGCAGGCTACTGTGGCAGCCTTGGTGTGACCGCAGCCAACGAAACAGAGAAGCCTGGATTATATTACCATGACGGAGATAAGCTCACTAATATTACTTACGAACTACCGAGGAAATATGTAACGATCGATATTCATGAACATGTTGCAGAATCAGCATATTTATCTAAGTTTAAAAAAACATATGAAGAATATACAAAAGAAAGTAAACGCCCTGTTTTCTTGATTAAACTGCACAACGGTGCAGATATAGGAAACCATTTAAACTTTCTTTACGATATTGGTTATGTGCGTGTGAGTAAGGTTAAAAAAGATAAAGATGGTGCAGAAGAGCTTATTAACATTCGAAGTGAATTAAAAACAACTGAAAGGTTTCAGGATGTTTTGAAACAACTAACAAAAGACTCCAAAAATCGTGAGCAGCTTCACGATTTGACCTACAAACTATTAACATCTGAAGACACCAAGTCGGTGTTGGACGAATTCAAACAAAACAAATTGTAAAATTATGCAAAAAATCACAGAAGCCGAAGTATTAGCAATTTTGGAAGAACTTTACCTGGAAGGAAGGGTTTCCAAATCTATGGTGGACGGAGAGGAAGCTTATCAACTAATAGACAAAAGCCCTAGCAGTAACCTCAAAATGGACAGCAAACCTACTCAAGGAGTAAGTTTTAACTTGCTTCAAGGGCACAACCCCCCAATCCCTTATAGACTTATGGGTTGGCGCAACGAAGGCTATGAGGTCACAGGTGTAAAAGGAGTACGTCAGATATCCAGATTCTTCCCCATGAGCGAAAAGGAAGAAGCCAAGAAATATTTGCTTGAGCTTGATAATGGTAATTTGTGGCATAGTGAAGCCTCCGATTATACAGATCCGGACTACGGAGTATTTACCGGAAGGCGTAAGCGTGTCCACATACTTACACCAGACGCATTATACAAATAAAGTTATGAGTGAAACAAACTTTAATAATGCGTTTTTGCTAGGGTATTACGGCAGCGATATTACTCATGCCTGCTCTGCTTGGACCAGCACAAGCCGAGACTTAACAGAAGAGAAGAAAGCTAGAATCCCTGCACTTCTAAAGATGCTAGCTGATAATGGTCATGAAACGCCCTTTGAAAAGAGTGCGTTACATTTCCTTGTAAACACAGACATCGCATCACACATACATATTCTAAAGCACCGTATAGGTGTGAGTGTTAACGCAGAGAGCGCAAGATATAAAGAGCTCAAGGAAGATAAAACATATATTCCTCTAGACTGGTCAGGAATTAAAGTCACATCCCTGCCAGGAGCCTCCGAGGATTTAACTTGGGGGGAGTTACTGAAAAGTTATACTGATCTAGGTAACACTTACTACCATGCAGCCTTAGCTGACCTTGAGGCTAAGCTGGGAAGAAAGCGGGCAAAAGAGTCTGCCCGCTACTTCAAAACATACAGCTCCAAACTGGAAGCTGACGTTCAATTCAACTTCAGGAGTTTTGTGCATTTCCTGAGGCTAAGAAACAGCGATGACGCACAGGTGGAAATCAGAGATATTGCCACCACAATGCTAACTGCAGTAAAAACCATTCCAAACAACCCATTCGAACACACATTAGCAGCATTTAACTTATGAGTACCAGATCATTTATAGCCATAAAGAACAACCACACAAACCACGACGCAGTGTATTGCCATTTTGACGGCTATCCTGACGGTGTAGGAAAGATGTTAAAAGAGCACTATACTGAGCCACAAAAAATCAAAGAATTGCTAGCTAACGGAGATATGTCTTCGTTAGGCGAAACAGTACAAAAAACTGTTTTCTATAAAGATCGCGGCGAAGATCTACACATCACAAAAACAAGAAGTTTTGACGAATTGGTAGATAGAGCCAGAAGCGTAGGAGCTGAATACGTTTATCTTTTCAGCGATAGCGTCTGGGATTATTTTAAATGCTGAACAAATTAAAGCGAGGTTTAATATCATGATTGAAGAACTTAAAACTAAATATCCTGAGCTGTTCAGCGAAGGTGAAATGGAACCTATCAACTTGTTCGGTATCGAATGCGATGAAGGATGGGTTGATATAATTCGCAACACGTGCTCACATTTATACAGTGGGTACAAACAAGCTAAAAACAGCTATGAGTATTGGCGGAAACAAGCCGCAGAGCCAAGCGATAAATATAAGCCAGAAGAAATTGAAGAGCATCTCGATAAGCATCTTGCACGTTTAAGTCTAGCTGAATCTAATATACCTAAAATAGAGCAGATCAAAGAGAAATTTGGCGCATTACGCATATATACCTCAACATATAATGACTATGCCAGAGGTGTGCTGGATATGGCAGAAAGTATGAGTGAGAATATATGCGAAGTCTGCGGTAACAAAGGCATGCTATATCCCTTCAGCTGGATGAAGACACTATGCACTGATCACGCTGAAGCTCGATATGGTGAAAAAGCAAAAAAGTACCAAGAAGAGCAAAAAAACAAATAAATTATATGGTATCTACAGGTTTCCCTGGTGACAGTGATCCGCGAGATGAAATTCCTGACCCTCCCTGCTGTGAGTGGTGCGATGACCCCATGGAATGGGAGGGAGACGCGGAATATGATAGTGATACGGGAAGAGTGGTAGCATGCGGAGGCAGTTTTAGTTGCGTAAACTCGAGCTGCCCCGAAAAAAACCAGCATGTAAGAGCATTACATAACAAACTCTCAAATGTGAGATTTGCGCTGGTTACGCAAAAAACAGACATATCTGAAGAACTAAAGAAAAAACTATTAACAATACTAGACAGCTAAAAAATGACCGACAACCTATTCCATAAAATAGATATTAGCGAATTAGAAGAGCAGAAGAAGGCTTTGACTGACTTAAGCCTGATCATGTCCAAGCTTTCTCCTATACTGCACGATATCTACATATCAAAAATAGAAGATACCATAGGCTTTATTGACAGCGCTCAAGCTTATATCAAGGAAACACTAAAAGCTCCTGTCGAATTATGAATATTATGGATAGGCGTCACGAAAATCCAAAAAAAGGTGTTTGCTGTATCGTGTTAACGCTGGAGGAACAGGACCCGGCGTTAAAGTTCAAAACCATAACCTACAAGAGCTTTGAGAGTCTTCCTAGGGAGGAAGCGCTACAAAAGCTTGGAGATATAATATCACACAATCTCAAGGTTACGCAAGAAGCTATACGATATTGTGGGAACAATCACTTGAACTACCGACTCTCTTCAAGTATTTTCCCGCTACTAACATACGATAAGGCAGAAGTTTCTCTGGAAGATCTGCCTAACGCGGCTCAAATAGATAATGAGATTGAGCTCCTTCGCGATACTGTTAAGGTATCTGGAGTGAGATTGAGCACCCACCCTGACCAGTTTAACGTGCTTGCAAGCGATAACGAAGAAACCGTACTGCGCACAATACGTGAGCTAGATTTTTACGGTAAATTCATGACACGCATTGGTTGCCCTTTGTCTCATGAGTCTCCTATTAATCTACACATGGGAAGTGCACAGAATCAGGATTGGTGGAATATATCTGATAAGTTTAACAGCAGCTTCTTAAAGCTGTCGAATGATGTGCGTTCTAGGTTAGTGCTAGAGAACGACGATAAACCTCGCTGCTGGAGCGTGAAGAAACTGCTGATGTATCTGCACCTCCCGTTAAACATACCGATCACGTTTGACTATTTGCATCACGCATGTCATCCTGATAAATTATCCGAAAAAGAAGCATTTGATATTGCCTATCATACATGGGGCAGGGTAAAACCACTGTTTCACTACAGCGAAGCGGCCCCAGGGCAGAATAACCCAAGAAAGCACGCAGATTACTCCACAGCCGAACCGGACACATACGGAAAAGCTGTGGATCTAGATTACGAGTTTAAAATGAAGGAAAAGTCATGGAGCTTAAAAAAATAATACTCAAAAACTTCAGGTCCCATAAGAGCCTGAGTCTTGAATTCAACGCAGGCATTACCGGTATCGTTGGAGGCAACGGTACCGGTAAGAGCAGTATTGTCGAGGCCATCATTTTCCTGTTTACAGGGGAGGGATACGGCAAAACTAAAACAGATATGCTTACCGTGGGACAGTCCAGCGGTTATGTAATTGGACACATCCTTATAGACGGTAAAGAAGCCATACTGGAGAGACATATAGATGCAGCCAAGGTTAATCTGAAGTATGACGATAAAGTCTACAAGAAGAGCAGTGAAGTTAATGAGCTTTGGGCTCAGTTATTTCAGATCGACAAGCATCTTGTGCAAAATGTAATTGTATCCAATCAGGGAGAAATATCCCTGCTTTTTAACGGAGACAATAGCACAAGAGAAAAGCTGTTCCAGAAGATATTCATGGTACCTAATACCAATAAGATTAGAGACACTGTATGGAACAGCTATATTAAAATGGCTCCTCCAGAGTATGCGGTTAAAGATAGCTTGGAACTAAAGAGTCGGAAGCAGGAGATTGATGAATTGCTGGCCGACATAGAAAAAGCGCTACAAACCCAGGAGATGGACAAGTTACAAAATAGCTATAACTCCCTGGTAGCTAGAAAGTCGTTTATTGAGAAGGTCATTGCAGATGAGTTATTATACGGCACCCTCAAAAGTAAGCTCAATAGCCTGACCGATGAGCTTGGTAAGGTTAAAACCGAAAAAGCTACAGCGCAAGAAAGTTTAAACGCGGCAAACTATGAGGAAGCCTTGAAGTCTGTTGCGGCTATGGATATGGCTGCAACACAATTGCAGCAGAAGATTAAAACCCTGGCCGAGCTGGATGCGTTGGTACGCCCCAGCAGCAATGTATCCAAAGATGATGTGGATAGCCTTGCCTCAGAGATGGCCGAGCTCACAGGGCAGATCAACCTAAAGAAGCAGAAAATAGCCGAGCTGGGTGAAAAGTTGCAAACCTACGAACAAAAAGGTCTCGATGCTGAAACAACATCCTGCCCCACATGCGGTGCGGAATTAAAAGACATCACCTCGATAATTAGACATATCGAGACCGAAAGAGACCAGGTGATATATGAGGCAACTCTAATCAAAACCAGTCTTGATAACGCTAAAGCTCAAAAAGAAGTAAAGCAGAAAGAATATTTGGTATTTGAAAGCTATCAGAAAAAATCAGATGAGCTTAGTTCTAAATTATCTGCGTATGCAGATGTGAGGTACGACGCTCAACAGCATGAAGCCTTCAGGGAGCAAATCAAAAAGCATAAGCTCAACGAAGCTCTTCTATCAGGACTAGCTAGCGCTGAAGCGCAACTACATCAAGATATCAACCAATTACAGCTTAAGTTGGCCTCCAGTACAGGTTATGATAACACAGATCCTGAAGGCGCTTCTGCCGAGTTATCAAAAATTGAGGTAGAGCTGCAGGGTGTTAACCAGCGTCTAGCTACCGTTAAGCAGCTGGAGATTGATATAGCCGTCAAGAGACAAGAAGCCTGCTCTCTTTTGGAAGAGATCAAACAAAACGAAGAGCACATAGCTAAAAATAAAAAAACATCAGATTATAAATCTATTCTTACAGAAGTATACGATATATTTCATCCTACAAAGTTTCCTAGAGCGTTAATCCAAACCTATTCATCTACTGTGACAGAGTACATGAATGACGCGTTGACTGCGTTCGACTTCCCCTACACGGCTAAAGTAAATGAGACTTTCGGTATTGACGTATACAATGACGAAGGCCTATTACTCCCGTCTGTATCGGGTGGACAACAGGTCATGATCGGATTCAGTCTTAGGCTTGCTTTACATAACATGTTTGTGGGAGCATTTCCATTCATGGTAATCGACGAGGGCAGTTATGGGTTAAACGCCGAGAATAGCAAAAAATACTTCGAAATCATCAGAAGCTTGAACAAGCACAGCAAGTTCAAGCAGGTGATAGTCATTGACCACCACCCTGAACTGAGCGAGTATGTAGACTACACAGTACAATTATGAACAATTCACAACAAAAGTATAATGCCTAACAAACTATGGTCAACAACAACCGACAAGACAAGAATGATTGAGAAACCGCCATTCGGTCCAGGTTTTTCAATAGAACAAGTTGAACTCGCTGAATCTATGGTGATAACCTTCACGGATTTTAAAGATGCTGGTGAAGACTACACCATCTTTGAGCTGTTTGACAAGGCAGGTAAAAGTATAGCAGTAACCAAAATAGAAGGATACTAATCATGAAAATAAACATGCGTATGTGCAAAAAAAGCTTAAAAGCTCCGGTAGCCAACTTTATGGATACTACGGCAAAAGCCTTGGGAGTAATGGCTAAAGAGATCGCCCTGAATGCGCTGAGTGATGACTCTTCTCAGCAGGAGCGGGCGTCAGCCGACAAAGCGGAATGTCGCCGTAAGCCTGCAAAAAAACCTCAAGTTCGCAAGAAATAAATAGTTTATGCAAATAGCGATGGTCCGTTTTAACCAGGGGATAAAGATAACCCCCTGTCCGATATATATATCTAAATTTCTCAGATACCATCACAGGGAAATGAGAAGTATAGGTTATCAACGACAATGCGCGTTTGTTGAGAAACTCTTATACGTTACAGATAGCGACGGATCCGTCTACACGCTACCAGGTTTTTATCACGATCTGGTAGCGTTGGTGCATAAAAACATGGACACAGTGCTTACGACAGATCTAAGAACTCGTATGCCTGAGCCTGATTGGGAGGCCGTCAAACATATCAAGCTGCGCAAATATCAAAAAGAGCCTGCGTTAGATTTGATATTTAAAGGTATGGAAGATAGTGGTGTCGTAAACGCTGCAGGAGGATTCGGTAAAACTCACATTCAAGCCGTCACTTATGCGGCATGGAATAAGCTTAACACTATTCTGGCGATTCCCCTGAAGCAGGTAGCCTTACAGACACATAAGAAATTTCAGGAATTTTTTCCTGATAAACATATAGGTCTGGTAGGTGGAGGAAAGCACGACATTAGCGAAGATATCACGATAACCACATTTAAATCTCTGCGTAGTTGCGCCATAGAAAAATGCCAGCTACTTCTGGTAGACGAAATGCAGAGTGCAGGTCAAGACACGTTTCAAAACACATTAAAATTAATGCAGCCTATAAGGGTGTTTGGCTACTCAGCCACAACCGAAGGTATATTCAATAACACAGACAAATTACTAAAAGGTTTGTTTGGAGAAGATTTAATATACTTTCCATACGAAGATGCCGAAGAGGCTGGCGCTGTAGTTCCAGGAATGGTTTATATGGTCAAGATGCCTGAAAATACCTTTTTGGATAACTACACAAGCTTTGAAAGCAAGTTAAAACACGGTATAAAAAAATGTGATAAGCGAAACGAACTTATTGGTAGGGCTTGCTCGTTGATTCCTCAGGACTGGCAAACCATAGTATTCATCGACCATGTGAAAGATCATTTGATTCCACTATATAAGCATATGCCTAAAGATACAAAATACCTTCACAGGGAGAGCAGCAAAAAGAATGTAGGCACATTTGCACTCACAACAAAGCAACAAAACGATACAATTGAGCAATTTAGCAATAATGAGTTCAAAACACTAATTGCTTCTGATGCCTTTCGCGCAGGTGTGGACATCCCTAATTGTAGGGTTGTTGTACAGGCAAGCGGCGGAAGCAGCAAGGTGGAAGTGCTTCAGGAGGCCTACCGCGCCAGTCGTATCCTCACTCAAGAACAGATAAATAAATTTAAGTTATCTAAAAAAACACACTTTGTGCTTGTGGATTTCATGGATAACCATGATCCTGTATTAGAAAGTATGGCTAAAAAACGTATGAGCTACTACAAGGAGCAAGGCTGGAAAGTGAGTGTGGTTGACAGTCCCGAGCAAATAGATTGGGAAAAACAAAATTAAACTATGCTAACGAATGAACAGTAGAGTAAAAGAATTACTCAAGCTGAAATTCGGAAAATTCAAAAGCGTGTCGGGCGGCAGTTACAGGATTGCCTGCCCGACATGCGATCCGAAGCACAGCAAAAAAATGAAAAGGTACATCAGCCCAGGATGGGCTGAGAGCCGTTGCTTCATTTGTGAGAAAACTATCCCAATAGCTGAGCTTTTGGGAGAAAAGATAATTTTTGAACGCTCTGAAACTGCGGAAGAACTTGAAGAATACAAGTATGCCAAAATACTACCATATCATAACGCCTTAAAGTTGAGTGATATGGATTCTTCTTCTCCCGCTATACAGTTTATGACAAAAGATCATCTGTATAACTTTCAGTATTATGATAGTCTTGGAATAAGATACATTCCTGCGGGCTGTGGAATAAATGTGAGTTTTGATAGTGGTTTTACGGTGAACACCAGTGAAAGTCTATTCTTTCCTGTGTTTGCAAAAGATAATACATATGCAGGCTGGCAGCTGCGCTTTGTGCCTGGCACATGGAATGGCGATAGATTTCAGTTTATGCGATATATGCATTTGTTTCCTAAGGGTAATCACATTTTCAACTACTCTTTCGCAAAAGCCTACAAAGATGTGGTTGTTGTTGAAGGAGTGAAGAAGGCCCTAAAATTAGCGAATGCTGTAGCTACATTAGGAAAAGGCATATCTTCGGCACAGAAACAACTGATACAGGAGTGGAAAATAATAACCCTTATTCTAGACGGAGAAGAAAAAACTCAAGAGCTAGCCAGAGATATACAGCAGGAATTTATACAGAATGGAAGAAAATGCGTAAACATAGACCTGAGGAAATATGGCTTTGAGTCTCCAGATGAGACCACATCCGAGCAACTACAAAGCATAATCATAAAAGAACATGGAGAACAAAGAAGTAGATAAACAGCTGATTGATGACCTGATTTTCTATTACGTAGAGAAAAAGAGAACTACAGATAAAAGATATAATTACAAGCCGAACGAGAAATACGATGAGTATTTCAACGAAGCTGCTGCACTATGCACCAAGCTGAGCATTCACCCTGCGGAATATGTGCAGCATATGTACAATAGGATGCACGATAAGAAAAATTTTTTCTCACCCATACATTTAAGAGGTAGAGGTGTAGAGCAGTATTTTAAAAATTTATCTGAAAGCGACGAGTTATGGAAGGCGGAGATCACATCAGCAACCATAGATATTGCAGATGTATGGCAGCAGCAGTTGGACCTAGCCATGCGATTTGTACGTAGAGGAGAAGCTGTGGAAAGCGTATTGCTTGATTCAAGAATTGCGTTTTTTGCCTGGTTCAGGATCTTGGCTACTCCAGAGAAAAACAGCAAGATCATACAAAAATACAAAAAAATTGCTAAGCAAGAATTGAACCCTAGGATTATAGACTTCATAAAGCAGGAAAACCTAGACCTTGATCGCCTATTATGAGTGAGCTTTACAACGACTCAGACTATCTGGAGCTGACTATCAAATGTTTGTTCAGAGATAGATTGGTACTACAAAAAGCCGCAGATTTGCAGGTGAGACCTGAAGACTTTGGCACCATCAACATATACAATGCTTTCGTTGCTGCAGCATTAGAGATAGGAAAAACCTCATCAGGACCTATTAGTGACCAGCTATGCCTGGCCTATTTGAAAACAAAGCTAAAAGAATATAATATTCTGCAGGCAGAAATGTCTAGCGTGATGACCTTCTGGGAGTATATATATAACGATGAGCCTATCACAGCAGACTATGTCCTGCAGCATTTCGCAGATTTTATAAAATTCAGAAGATATCAATTACTTAAGATAGGTAGTCACGTTACTCCGGAATCTCTGGTGCAGGAAGCCGGTCGGTTGGTGGCAGACATCAACTTAAAAAACTCCTCAGATTCTGTAAGGATGTTTGACCCTTTTGAGCAGCTTGTGCTGATCGAATACAAGGAAAGTTTGATGACAGGCTTCCCGGGTGTAGATGCTTCTACAAAAGGACTAAACTATCAGGAGCTCGGCTTGATACTAGGGCATAGCGGTTCAGGCAAAACAGCCATGGCTGTGTACTCCGCCTTGAAAAACGCTCAAGCAGGTAAAAAAGTTTTATACATCTCTTTAGAGGAGCCTGCCGAAAACATCTGTTCGCGTTTATACAGCAATATATTCAGAATACCCTACACTGACCTACACAAAGGTTCAGTATTGATGCAGCAGGATTTAAGAAATGCTTTTGAAAGTATGGATGCACGTGATAAGTGCTCGTTGAGAAATTTCAAGGTACATGATTTGAGATATGTGTCGCCTGTGAGCTGCAAGTACCTCAAGACATACCTAGACCAGCTGTACAGCGATACAGGCTATCATCCTGATTTGATTTATATTGATCAGCTGGACTACCTGACCACATCAGATAAATATGATGCGGAATGGTTAAAATACTCTAAAGCTGCTTTTGAAGTGGAAGATTTATCCAACCATCTGATAGGTGGACAGCATAAGTTTAGCATCTGGTTATTGCATCAGGCGGCAGGTAAGATGACCAGAAAATATACCAATGCTGAAATCAGCGGCTTCAAGGGTGTAATCAAGCCTGTGGATATTGCGCTAGCCATAGGCAGAGATTCTCCTCAAGATACCACTGTAAGCATCTTCTCCTTAAAGTCTCGACATGCTAAAAACTGTCAGTTTGACTATTTTGCAGAGCTCGAGTTTATGAACTTCCAGCAGCTGGATAAAGCTGCTGAAGCAAGAGCAGACGAAGAGAAGAAAGATAGATCCCAGAGAACAGGCGGAAATTTCAAAAACATACCTTCAAGAGCTCCATTATTACCTGCAGCAGGAACAGGATTTTTAGCATCATGAGTGAAATAATTAAGAAACAAAAAATAGAAGTTAAACCGAATTTTGTTGAGGGGTCTCAGCCTGAGCTGATGATTGTGTTTTCGCATCCAGGTAAAGACGACCTAGAGGCTGGATGCTTCGGCGAAGCAGGTATGGCTACAGAGGTATTATCCGCCCTCAGTGGGGCAGGTATTCCTCTGGAGAAGGTATACTTCACAGGTATGGTCAGACACGGTATAGGTAATAAACCTAAACCCTCAGCAGAAGATATTGAAGAGTGGTCAAAGAAGCTGGATGAAGATATCGAGACAGTAAAGCCCAGACTGATCATGCCGCTAGGGGCGGAGGTATTCAAGCGGATAATGAAATCCAACACCAAGATGGGAGATTATTTAGGGGAAATCGTGGATACTGCCTACGGTAAAGTTTTAGCCAACTATGCCCCCGGCATGATCGTGGTGATGGACCCTACCAAACGTCCTGAGTTTCGAGAAAATTTTGTGCTCGCAAAAAGATTTCTCGACAATAAGTTAAATTATAAAAATTATAAGTATGTTGTTATTGAAGACCCTCAAGACAACATAGCCATGCTCAATGCGTATATTAGCCGTGGAGAATTTCAGATAGGTTATGATGCAGAGTGGTTCGGTGAAAAATTTACGGACGATGAAGTGATGTATGAATTTCAGTACAGTTGTGAAAAGGATTTTGCGGTCGTATTGAATATCTCTAAAGATGGTATTACAGAGAATAGAGAGCTTCTGGACACCATGAAGATCATGCTAGAACATCCCAACGTAAAGCGTATGGGATGGAATATCCGTGCTGACGATCTGAGACTAACTCATAGAGGATTCAAGCTGGCTGATGAGACGCTAGCTTTCGACGGTATGAAAGCAGTGGCGTTTTTTGATTCTAGGCTAAGTAAAGGTCTTGAGACGGGAATCAAGTACTTCACTGAATACCCTCCATATTACACTGCGCTAAATAAAAAAATTAAAGAACATAAACTTGGTAAAGCTGAACTAGCCAAGCTGAAGTTTTTGGAGCCTGATATATACTACCATTATTGCGCGGGAGACGCTGTAAGCCACAGAGAAGCCTGCTTGAACATGAAGGCATCTTTTCCTGAAAATTTGAAAAGTTGCTATTATGATATCTATCTGCCACTGACCAGCTACTTCACAGACATGGAGTTTACTGGTATCGGTATAGATAAGAAGGTATTGCAAGATCTCACCGACAAGTATCTGCAAAAATATAACGAGTTAAAAGCAGAATTGATAGGCTATCTAAAAGATGAGTTTGGTGTGGAAGATTTTAATCCAAATTCTTCTCCGCAAAAAAAGTCACTTCTTTTTGAGACGCTTAAAGTGACACCAGCCTACTACACCAAATCAGGCAAATCTCCCAAGTCCAAAGTTTGGTACGATAGACAGAAACCTCAGACTCAAAAATTATACGAGCCTAGCACCAACGGTAAAAGTTTAAGTACAATTAAATTTCAGCTAGAAGAGCAGCTCGAGATATATTCAGATAACCCAGACTTAATGAGAGTGCATAAGGCGATTACTCTTTTGCTGAACCTGAATCGTGTGGGAGTATTTGCCACGAAGTTTCTATCCAAAAAAGGCATAACTTCAGACGCGGACAGCCCTGACAACGAAATTGATGATGATGAAGAACCTCTCAAACAGAGCTATTGGGCAGCAATCTGTAAGGACGGTAGAATACATGCCAGCTTTTTTGAGTGCTTGAAAAACTTTAGGGCAAGCAGCAGCCCTAATGTGCAAAACCCAGCCTCAAAGGTTTTGGCATATATTCCGGATATCTTTGTACCTGGTTACAGTAAATTTAGCGACGAAGATCAAAAGAAGCATAAGCATTTGCTACCAGATAACATCAGAAATATTTTTTATACCGGTAAATCTGATTTCTATTGGGCTGAGCTGGATGTGGCTGGAGCAGACTTGGCTATCATGGCCTTTCTCTCTGGTGACGCACAGTTTATCCACGACATCAGAGCAGGAAACTTTCATCAGACCAAGATGAGGGAATACTTTAACGATGGTACGTTAACCAAAAAAGATGTTTCAAAATATGTAATTGCCAAAAGCATCACGTTCCGTGTTTCCTATACCGCAGGGCTCGAATTCGCTGCTGTACCTATCCAGGCAGACATTTATGCTGAAAATGGGTTGCATGTAGGGGAAGAGACACTAAAGTATGCGCTAGAAACTTGGAAGAGATATGACAAGTATATGCTGTTCAGAGATAGATGTGTACAAGAAGTACAGAACCACAAAAGAATAACCAACGCCAGAGGACTGATATTGAACTATGAGGAAACAGATAACTTTGGAATACTTGCAGGCTGGATGAATGAAAGTCTTGCTTTTCCGGTTGCAAGTGAGTTAGCTTGGTTTATGTGGGAATGTTCGATAAACCTAAAAACCCTTCTTAAAAATGAAGGGTTATGGATGAAATATGTGCTGCCTGTGAATACTGTGCATGATGCAGGCTATTGGGCAGTACACAAAGATCTGGTGAATGACGGCAGCATACAAGAGATACTGAAGTATGTATTTTGTCACTACACCAAGTTGGCCACCGGAGACAACGTGGGATGCGAGTTATCTATTACTGACAGATGGAAAGGTAAAGAAAAAGTCTTCGAGAAAGAAACAGCTTGGAATTTTGGCAAAAATCAATGGGAATGGAAACATTAACACACTCAAATCAAAATGAATAAAAACACACTCACAAAAAGATACCTGACAGTAGGTAGAAAAAGAATTATGGGGTCACACAAAGCACCTCACTCGCTATTTGAGGGAACCACGCTCAAGCCTGCTGAAGATCCTAACAAAGGACTCATCAGCGCACACACAGGTAATCCATTATATATTAACATGGCCAGAGAGCTATACAACCAAAGCCTAGGTAGACCCACGATTTACGGATAAAAACACGCAAGAAATCCCTTCCGTCAGAATTATCTGCAACAGGATCAATGCAAACAAACAAAACAACTAGTATGACTACAACAAACAAAACCACCCCCACCACCAAAACCACCAAGTGCACCGCACCCGTCAGATACAAATTCACCAAAATCAAGCAGCCCACAGTAGTGAGCCGTAAAGTGTGTGGAGTATCCACGCGCGGAATTAAGCTTGAAAATAATTTGTATTATTTTGTGAGCGATCTTGTAGAAGGTTTTGGTCGTGGGTTCCTGAAATCCTTGGAATCTTCGATCATTAAAATGCGGATTAAAGATAAGAATAACAGCCAAACACGCAGACTTGTTAAAGCAACAGATCTGCCCAAGAAAATGTCCGTTCGTAGCTAGTAAATATAAAGTTTGGTAAATAATGTTCCCCCCAGGACACATTAGAAACTAAGCGTAGTAACAACCAAAAAAAAACATTATGTACTCCATCCAAATCGCAGACAAAACCGGCCACACCACAGTAGCAGACCTGGACGTTGATCAGGCTGTAGCCCAAATCGTCCAGAACGCCCAGAGTAACGCTCGCTGGGTGTTCATTAACGGCGAGAAATTCGAGTTCCAAGGAACCGACTTCAGCACAGCACACAACACCCAGAAACTTCGCTCAAAACTTGAGCAGGTTGGAGAGCAAGCTGCAATCCTGCTGACGGGTGTACTCGTCGGCGGATAATCCCCCCAACAAAAAAACCATTAGCCCCGGAGAGAAATCTCCGGGGCTTTTTTAGGCCCAAATCACACAACACATCCAACACTATGTATTTAGAATTCGTAAAAGCCAAAGCTTTCTCGAAAATTTTCGAGAAAATCAGTAAGCATGTAATTAGCACGGACGTGTCCATAGACACGTCTAATTGCTATGACACCACAGTCCAAAAGTATGTATCAAGAACATCTTTTAGGTACATAAATCCTATCTTCCCGGATATAAACAGTATGGTCGGGTTTAGTAAGTTCTCACCTATTCCCAAAAAGTTTAAAGTTGCGGACACCGCCGTTAATGATGAGATTCAAGGCATACTTAGTTCGGCGCTATCGTTTGGAAGTAGTGCTACTGTGCAAAAATTGAGCGCATCGACAGCTAAAGGCCACAGAACAATACGATTGATTACAAACCGCACTCCAGAGTCGCTTATACCATGGATTGTGGAAAAAGCTCCCGTAGAGTATACATCAGGAGATTATACATACAGGCTCATTACAGGAGAAAACAAAAAATCATACGAGCCTGAAATTAAACTGATAGCTGAGAGCAATGAACCTATATACGATTATCTGGATAGAGGTTATTTGCTTATGTGTCTAACCGAAAACGTTCCAAACCTTAGCGAGGCAAAAGAAGATTTTTTGGAAAGATTAGATGCTCATAAATGGGTTGTCTCTAACGTGTATGACCTCAATACTGCACATATTTTCATGATGTGCAGGCTGCAGCCCTGTCTTACCGATCTATTGCAGGACGGCTGCTTCATTAATAGAGATGAAGCTGAGATGTTAAGATTAAAAATGTTCAAAAAGCTTACACCTGAAGCTAAGGTAAACTATACTAAATTCTCTAGCGTATTGGATGAGGATTACAAACAAAACTCCACCATGGTGGTTGTGAATAAACTTATCAATCGTGAGATACCAAAAACAACCATCCGCGACATAGCGTTCTCCACGATCCATGCAAAGTATGAAAATGTCAGTATTCAAGCCGACAATCTGCTTGATGTATTGGAAAAAAAGTTAGATTTTAACGGGGAATTTGATATTTATACCGTGGTTGAGCTATACGCCCTGCATGTAAAAGGTAACGCTGACACCGCAGCATGGACTGTAGATGAAATAAACAGAATCAACGCAGGAAATACTGAGCTTAAAAATAAAAAGATAGCAGATTTAAAGATTAACGATATCGATATATCCGTAGACCTGAATTACTCAGGCCAGAGGTTTATCAACGATATACGTATCAATAAGGACGAGGTAGCCAAAGCACTACAACGGGCTTCCTGCTATCGCTCAGCGGAAGAGTATAATCTCTTCTTGAAAAGTATCAGCAGAATGAGTATACGTTGGCATGATATTATTGCCAACGGGCTGCAGGTTAAAATACAAGATAATATCAGTCGGGAGGATTTACGTAATCCGCTACCTTCGATAAACGCTCCAGCCTTGAAATTCTTTGTGGATAATCAGGGTTATATCAATCTTCAAGTGACGCAAGAAAGAGGAGTTAGGGTAAATCTCAGCGCTTTGATAAAGAAGGTTGAAGTGATTAACAAAAAGACTGACGGAAGAGGTGTAAGAGATCTTTTAGGTCATTTTGTGTATAGAACCAACACCTGGTCATCCAGGAGGTTGATCGAAGCTCTGATTGAAACCACCACATTCAAGGAAAAAGTTAGGCAGGAAGATGGAACGATCAAAGAGGTGGAAAGAGTACTGATCAACGAGGACGACGTTACAAAGCTGCTTGCTGTTGTGGGGGCGCAGAGTAAGGCAAAAATAGAAAGATCTAAGAAATTCCTAGAAACTGCTGTACAGCTTACCAACGCGGAATTGATTCACTTCCGTGGTGAATCAGCGTACAAAGTGCAGGGAGCGTTACGCACATACGCAGTTGTGATCAGTACAGCCAAGGTCTATGACTACGATACAAAACAATATCGCTGCATTGTTAACGGTAGTCACTATAAGGGTGCGGGTTACGATGATGTGGCAAGCAGGTTGCTAGCCTTGAAGAATGACTCCGTGATGGTAGATAGTATTCGCACACTTTCAGGCGCTGCCCAGCCTGGAGCCGAAAACGCACACCACTATATTCCTGAACGTGAGCACAATTCGGAAGATGTGAGTGAAAGCATTAAGAAAGCCTTCGAAGCTAAATTAAATGAATCCTTACAGTAATAAGAACTTGATATCCTTTTTCAAGGCGATTATGCAAGCTTCCGAGGAATGCAAAAATCGGAGTGAAGAGGAAGGCGGGGTGATACTGAATAAAGATGATTATTTTGAATTTATAAAGATAAAAAACGCACATGCTGACACATCTGTGGCCTTTGGTTTGTACGAAACAGACTTATCAGAGCTGTCGATGCGTGTGTTTCCTAAAATAGCTGAAGGTTGGAAAATGTATGCCAGTTTTCATACACATCCAACATTCAGTCCGGTTCCAAGCAGTATAGATATGACAAAATTATTTCAAGGGTTTAAATACAACATTATATTTTCGCCTATAAAAGACATGTTTTCATATTCCTTCTGGAACAATGAAGAATCATTAATCAGCTACATTCCAAAATCAACAATAACTCAACTAGTAAACAAATGACATTTAAAAAAATCGCCATTGCAGGTGCCGGAGGTATCGGTTCGAATTTACTGTCGATCCTCTTTGACTACGGATTCAATCGTAAGCAGTTTAACTACTACGATTGTACTGTAGATATATACGATGATGATACGGTAGATCTCAAAAACCTACTGCATCAGAACTTTAAGATTGATGATGTGGGTAAGTATAAAGTTGAGGTGATGGAGGACAAGTATGTTGTTAATGGTCACAAACGTAGACTAACAAAGGAAGATTTTCCGAATTACGATCTGATCTTCAGCTGCGTGGATAGCATGCCATTCAGGAAAGATTTGTATGAATATAGTTGGAACGAAGGTAAAGGTAAATTATTCTGGA